AGGTCACCCGTGAAGAGAAGGCAAAGGGTCCCGACGGGGAGGACCTGATGGAGGACGTGCTGGACAAGGACGGCCTGCCTGTGTACGAGAAGGACAAGAACGGCTTTGTGCTGGATGAGCTGGGCCAGCCTGTCCCCAAGCGGAAGGCGGCAAAGCGGCTGGTGACCACGGTGTATGCCACCAAGGCTACCCGGGGCGGCATCATCTACGAGAATGTGGACACCGGCCTGGGCCTGTATCCCATTGCCTGGGGCAACTGGGAGCACCAGAAGAATCGGTATCACGGACGGGCACTGGTGACAGGCCTGATCCCCAATCAGATATTCATCAACACCATGTTCGCCACCGCTATGCGGCACATGCAGCTGATGGCCTTCCCCAAGACGGTTTATAACGCCGACCTCATTTCACAGTGGAGCAACGAGGTGGGCCAGGCCATCGGAGTACACGGCGTACAGCCGGGCCAGTCCATCGGACAGGTGGCGACCACCATCCAGCCGGCGGAGATGAGCAACCAGATCTTCACCCTCATTGATAAGGCGATGGCGTACACCAAGGAATGCCTGGGTGCGACCGACGCTCAGATGGGCAACGTGAAGCCGGACAACACCTCCGCGCTGATGGTGCTGCAGACCAACTCTGAGGTCCCCCTGGAGAACATCCGGGCTGGTCTGTACGAGTGGGTGGAGGACATCGGGGCTATCCTGCTGGACATGATGGGCACCTACTACGGCTCCCGTCCTGTGGTGGTGGAGCGCGAAGTGGAGGACATCGTGATGGGGCAGGGTGGCATGCCTGAAATTGACCCCATGACCGGCCAGATGCGCACACAGAAGATCGTGCGCAAGGTGGTGCAGGAGTTCGACTTCACCCAGTTCAAGCATCTGTGGCTGAACATGCGCGTGGATGTGGGCGCGACCACCTATTTCAGCGAGATCGCCATGACCCAGACCCTGGACAACCTGCGCAGGGACGGCACGCTGGACGTGATCCAGTATCTGGAGCGCATTCCCGACAAGCTGATCCCCAAGAAGCAGGAGCTGATCGACGAGCTGAAAGGCCGCATGATGGAGAGCACACAGCAGATGGCCCCTCCCGGCGCGGCCGGCAAGGGCAGACCCGCACAGGGCGGCGCTCTGGACGCGGATAAGGCCAAGCAGGGCCTGCCCACCATGATGGAGAATGCTTTCGAAAACCTCCCGACTGTGGCAAAAAAGACGGCGCTGCAGCAGGGGGCTATGGCGATGGGCAGGAGATAAGAGAATCCAACCGCCTCTCACCATGAGGCGTGAAAGGAGAAAACAATGGAAGACACTTTGATGACCACTGTGAGCGGAGAAGGAGAGGACGTCATGCTGCCCAGCGGCTTCGGCGATGGCGACGACTTCCTGGATCCCGATTCCTGGACCGGAGACGGTGCGGGTGAGGATACCGCTGACAGCTCCGCCGGAGACGCCGACCTCACCATGGTCAATGAGGACGGCGGAGAGGAACAAAGCGCCGCAGGAGAGGATGCTGCCGACACTTCCGACGGGGAGGAACAGGTGGCGGAGAAGCCTGCGAGAAAGCTGAAGCTGAAGGTGAATCACGAGGAAGAGGAAGTGGACATTGACCAGATGTCGGATGAGGAGCTGATCAGCCACATCCAGAAGTCCAGAGCCTTTGACGCTTCCCGTGAGGCGGAGAACAAGCGCCGCTACCGACAGGTCTATCAGGAGCAGATCGACGCCGGCATGACCGAGGCGCTGGCAAAGATGGTGGCTGCCCATGAGGTGGGCGGTACCTATGCCCTGACGGATGACAAGCCTGCTGCGGCCCCTGCTGCTGTGGGTGATCTGGCCGGTGACGTCGCCCAGCTGAAGGCTCTGTACCCCGATTTCAAGGAGGTGCCTGACGAGGTGGCCCGGGCTTACTCCCAGGGCGTACCCCTGCTGACGGCATACCTGGCATATCGGGACAAGCAGAGCAGCAAAGCCGCCGGTGCTCTGAAGAAAGAGAACGCCGTATTGAAGCAGAACGCCAATTCCGCAGCCAAGGCCCCAATCCGGGGCGTGAGCGGCGGAGGCCAGGCGCAGACCAAGGTGGACCCCATGGTGGCCGCCTTTGACGCTGACGCCTGGTGAGAAAATCGACAGAAAGGATTTGAGATAAATGGCAACTCAGAACTACGCTTCCAAGTTTGCGGAGAAGGTCGACGAGCGATTCCACCGTGAGTCCCAGGCCTCTCTGGTGACCAATCAGGACTATAAGTTCACCGGTGTGAAGACCGTGAGCATCTACTCCATCCCCACCGTGCCTATGACCGATTACGCCCGAACCGGCGCAAACCGCTACGGTTCCCCCGAGGATCTGGGCAACGAGGTCCAGGAGCTGACCATCACCCGTGACCGCGCTTTCACCTTCATCATCGATAAGGGTGACAAGATCCAGCAGCAGATGGTGATGGACGCAGGTAAGGCCCTGTCCCGTCAGACCCGCGAGGTGTGCATCCCCGAGTATGACACCTACGTGTTCAACGTGATCGCCAAGAACGCCGGCGCCGCATCTGCGACCGCCATCACCAAGAGCAACGCCTACGAGCAGTTCCTGGCCGCTCAGGAGGTGCTGGGCAACAACAATGTGCCCGAGAAGGGTCGCGTGTGCCTGTGCTCTTACAAGTTTGCCAACTTCATGAAGCAGGATCCTGCCTTTATGAAGTACGGCGACAAGACCCAGGAAATGGTGATCAAGGGCATCATGGGCGAGGTGGACGGCACCCGCCTGGTGAAGGTCCCCGCCTCCCGTCTGCCTGAGGGCTGCGACTTTATCCTGACTCACCCCATGGCCTGTGTGGCCCCCAAGCATCTGGAGGACTACAAGATCCACGATAATCCTCCCGGCATTTCCGGTTGGCTGTGTGAGGGCCGCGTGATTTATGACGCTTTCGTGCTGAACAACAAGAAGGCCGCCATCTTCTACCACGGCACCGCCATTACCTGATCGAGCAGGAGAACATAGCAAAGACACAGGGGTCTCCTAAGATTGGAGGCCCCTGTTTTGCATCCTGAACGGAGGGAACTATATGAACTACAAGCAAATCAAAAATGCGGTGCTGCAGCTGCTCAACCAGTACAGCATTGCCGGAACGCAGGTGCCCGGTTCCTACAACAACCAGCAGGACTATCTGGAGCGCATTCCCGGCCTGGTGAATGACGCCATTATGGAGATCGCCACCACCGCGCGGAAGATCCCCGCCACCCTGCGGCTGGGGAATCTGCCCAGCGTGGAGCTGGGAAACGAGGTGGAGTACAAGCTGCCGGGAAACTTCTATCAGTTTGTGTCGGGCAGCGTGGTGTGTACGGTGGATGGGCGGACGCTGCACACCAACGTATACACTCTGCAGGCGCGCAAGTATCTCCGGCTGCCCAAGAACGAGGCGGGGGACTATGAGGTGACTTACTACCGCTACCCTGCGCTGCTGGGGGATGACCCTAAGGACTGGGACCGGCTGGACAACGAGCCGGAGACCCACTACGCCATTCCTTTTTATGTGGCGGCCCATCTGGTGGTCCATGACGAGGCCTTCCTGTACCAGGTGTTCTACAACAAGTATGAGGACAAGCTGGCCAAGATGGGCCCCGGCGTTTCCGCCGAGGTGCGGCCTGTGGCCGATTCCTATGGGTTCTTTGGGTAAGGAGGGAGCTGCATGAGAGTATCACTTGGCAGATATCCAACCCCGCAGAGGACCTACACGGTGGACTTCCCCAAGCTGACGGGAGGGCTGAACCTGTGGGAGCTGGACTACCGCATGAGCGCCGACCAGAGTCCCAACATGAAAAACCTGTGGTGGCAGGACGGCGTGCTTCAGTGCCGGGATGGACAGGTGTATCTGACGTCTGACACCGGGCTGGGGATCGGCTACACCTGCTACGAGGCCCTGTTTTGGGGCCATGCCTTTTTCCACATCGGCGACCGGCTGTATTGCGCAGACCCCACTGGCAAGGAGCTGGCCCTGAGCCAGCTGTGCTCCGGTGTGCCGGACAACCGGGGAACCTTCTTCCGATACATGGACTGGCTGTACTACAAGAACAAGGGCGGCTTTTACCGCATTGCCTACGATGGGGCGGGATTCTCTGTGACCAACGTGGCGCAGGAGCCTTATGTTCCCGTGACCATCATCAACGCACACCCGGACTACGGCAGCGGCGACCTGTACCAGCCCGCAAACAGGCTGACCGGCAAGCGGACGGTGCAGTACAACGCGGTGAAGGACACCACGGTATACCACCTGCTGGCTGACAAGGTGAAGTCAGTGGATCTGGTACAGGTGGAGGGCGTGACTTTAATTCGGGGGACCGACTATACGGTAAATCTGGAAGACGGGACTGTGACGTTCTCGGCGGCCCCTCCGGTGACGGACCCGGCCACCAACAACACGGTGCACATCACCTTCACAGTGGAGAACGAGGACAGCTTCAACGCCGTTATGGACTGTGAATACGCCATGGTCAGCGGCGGAGACACCAACCTGTGCATCCTGCTGGGGGGATGCGATGCCCAGCCCAACGGGGTGTTCTGGAACAGCAACGACAGTCTGGCCATGAACGACAGCTATTTCCCGGACAGCTATTTCAATCTGGTGGGGGATACCGAGGATCCCGTCACCGGCTTTGGGCGGCAGTACAGCGACACCATCGTGTTCAAGGCTCACGGTGTGGGCAAGCTGGTCTTTACGGTAGAGGATGTGGATGGGCGCAGCACCATCTCTTTCACTTATCAGAGCATCAACAGCAGGGTGGGGTGCGACCTGCCCTGGAGCATTCAGCTGATCGAAAATAACCTGGTGTTCTGCAACACATATCAGGGTGTCCATGTGGTCCGGTCCAGCAGTGCGGCCTATGAGAACAACGTGGAGTGCATCAGCAGAAACGTAAATGGCAGGGAGTACCAGGGTTTGCTGTGGGATGTGAGAAGCGGTGGAGTCGTGACCAGTTTTGACGATGACAGCCGATACTGGCTGTGCGCCAACGGCAATGTATATCTGTGGGACTATGTGCTCAGCGGTCACGCCCAGCCCAGCTGGTTTTTCTTTACCGACGTGGCCGGTGTGGCCTTTTTCCGGGATGACGAGCACAGAACCTTTCACCTGGACCGGAAGGGGCGGGTGACCCGGTTTGAGCGGACCTTCTGCGACTACGGCGGTCCCATCGAGAAGCTCTACCAGTTCCCGGCCCAGTATTTCGGCAGCTATGAACGGCTGAAGGATGTGACCGACATCATCATTACAGTGCGTTCGGACACCGATACCGACGTCACGATCCGGTACGACACAGACTATGGGACGCGCTATGACCTGACGCCCATCCGAACAGCACCCTACTACTGGCGGCTGGCGCCCAGGGATCTGACGAAACGCTGTCTGTCTGTGGCGCGGTACGCCTATGTGGCCCGGCGCAGGCCCGGCTGCAGGCACATCCGGCATTTTTCCATGACCTTCAGCAATGATGTGGCGGGATGTGATCTGGCGGTGGTGTCAGCCAGGATTAACTACAAATTCCAGGGAAAGGAGCGGTAAGCAATGGGATTTGAACGGCTTAGATTCAGCAAGGAATGGACCAATCCCGGGGATTTCCCTGCGGTTGAGACCAGCGAAACAAAGGTCCGTGAGGACATGCAGATCCTCCATAACGAAACCAGAGATGCACTGAACACGCTGATGGAGGATCTGGAGGCCGGAGAGAAGGACAAGCTGCTTCGGTGCAGCGATACCGGCTTGAAGTATCTGCGGCTGAATAGCGCCGGTGCTTTGGAAGCCTCTGCCGACGGAAAGACCTTCGTTCCGGTCGTAAGCAGCGAAGTTAAGCAGATGTACCAGGCGGCTGTGGATGACGGCTTTGAGGGCAGCGAAGGAGAGTTTTTGATGTCCCTGGCCAAATTTCCCGACCATGACCACAGAGGAGAATATCTGCGTCCCTACGCATTGGAGCTGACAGGCTCGAAAGGCTCCGGCCACGGCGGACGCCTTGATTTTCACTATGAGCGCGAGGATGGAGACTACTCCACGCGCCTGATCGAGGCAGGCCCCGGAAAGCTGTACATGAATATAGAGAGTCTGCCGGGGTATAACTTCCCTGTATTAACCGGATATAACAAGCCGGGGGGAAGCTATACCGGAGATGGAGAGACTACCTCCAGAATCGTGCCTACCAGCGGCATCGGCCACTGGATCATTATCTGGAACGAGTTTGGATTTGCCCTGCTGGGCCCAGGCGGCGCAATGATCTGTGCACGGGGAGAGATCTCCTGGATCAGTGAGGCGGAGGCATACTGTGAGGATGGCATGATCCACCTGGCTACCGACAATGCTGTTCTGAACGGGAAGGGCACGACGGTTTCGTATCAGGTTCTTTGAGGAGGGAAAGCAAATGCAGAGCATCAAAGCACGGCCCGGCTGCGTCATCTGGATCGGCCGGGAAGGAGAGCACAAGGCGAGACAGGTACTGTTTGACCTGAAGCCTATGCGGGAGTTGTACGGCGAGGGCCGGGCAGAGCTGATCTATCAGCGGCAGGGAGACGAAGCGCCCTATCCCGTGGAGATCGAAGAACGGGGCGACACGGCGGTATGGGTCGTTACGGCAACCGACACGGCCTGTGCCGGCGGCAGCGCGGAACTGCGCTGGTACTCCGGGGAGAAGCTGGCCAAGTCGGAGCTGTATTTGATCGAGGTGACCGGGGCAATGGGGGCACCGGAGAGTGTGCCTGATCCTCCCGGTCAGAACTGGCTGGACCGTGCTCTGGACGCAGGCGCGGCGGCAAAAAGCAGCGTGGCTGCGGCACAGGATGCAGAAAAAAGTGCGGTAAAGGCCCGGAATGCTGCAACGGAAGCGGCGAAGGCGGCGGAGATCGCGGCCTCCCAGCCCCCGCTGCCTTTGGAGAGCACCGGAACCTGGTGGGTATGGAGCAAGAGTCTGGGCGTGTATCGAGATACCGGAATTTCTGCCTACGGTCCCCAGGGCGTGCCGGGTGAGCCGGGAGCGAATGGACAGCGTGGCGCCGGGTATCTGACGGTGCTTACCGCGCCCACATCCGGGTCCCAGGTTGTGGACGGCGTTCTGTGCAAGTACAAGATCGACGTAAACGCGGTCAAAAACGAAGCGGGTGTGGACGATGTATATGTGGGCGACACCTTGGTGCATGAGAGCTGGTATCACTACCGGGTCCTGGCAGTGAAGGATGAGTATGCGTACACCGGGGAGAGAACCACCATCAGAGGCCCCAAAGGCGACACAGGCGCGACCGGCCCCACAGGTCCTGCCGGCCCCACAGGGCCTACCGGTCAGACGGGAGCTGACGGTTACACGCCTGTAAAAGGCAAGGACTACTGGACGGCAGAGGATAGGGAGGACATGGTTCGCCAGGCATCCGAAGATGTCTTCGGAAAGATGGATTGGGTAGCGCAGAAGACCAAGACCGGCGACAGTGTGGATGTTCTGCCCAGACAGACTGTGACCTTCCAGTCCGACAACACCACGGTGACCGGAACGCAGCATAACCTGCTGGTGAACGGCGGAGCCTATGTGGTCAGTTGGAATGGCACGGACTATCCCTGTGTCTGCAAGATCGACGGAGATGGCGGTCTGTATCTGGGCAACGGAAGTCTGATCGGCGTGGAGGATGGAGCGGAGGAACCCTTCTGCATCCTTAACTACGGTGGAACCGGCAGTTTCATCTATAAGAAAACCGGCGTAAGCGAGACGGTGACCCTGTCTGTGATTTACGGCTATGGGTTTGAATACAGCACGCTGCCGGAGGAGTTTCTGGCAGACACTGTTCCTGTGATCAAAAAGGCTCAGCCCGGACAGGCGGTCATCGTGGAAGAAGTGGATGAAAACGGCGCACCGGCAAAGTGGAGCACAGCTGAAATGGCGACCGACAATCCGCCCTATCCTGACGAGAGCACGGGGACGTGGATGGTTTGGGCTGCTGACGAGCAGAGATACAAAGACACCGGCGTTCCCGCAACCGGTCCCCAAGGTCCCAAAGGCGACACAGGCGCAACCGGTCCCCAGGGTGAGCAGGGACCCGCTGGTGTTGATGGAAAAACACCATACATCGCGGATGGACATTGGTACATTGGCGGCATTGAA